AATAACATCTTCTTCTAAGGCGCTTCTTCCTGCTTGTGATGCAGTCCAAACTGGTATTCCATATTCCCCTGCCATTCCCCTTAACTCTTCGTACAACTCCTCTAAGGCTTCGTGTTTGTCCTTTTTTGCATTGATCTTTAACAAGTCACCATAATCTACAATTACTAATGCTGGTGTTTTGCCTAACATGATTGTTTTTTCCAAATGTGCTTTTATGCCCATTACACCAACTGATTTAGTTGGATAATACTTTATGATTAACTCGCCTCGAATAGATTTCATTTTTTCTTCAACGGTATCCTGATGATTCTTAAGAGTTTGTGCATTGATACCTGTTATAACAGAGTCATAGCGTTGACCTACATAATTTTCATTAAGCTCTAATGTATAATGTATTACAGTCTTACCTGCCTTAACAGCATTAGCTCCAATATTAATTAACATCCATGATTTACCAATACCCGCAGGAGCCATTACAACTCCTAATTCTCCCGGAGCTAAACCGCCGTCCATTAAATCATCTATAACATCCCAACCGGTTGTAATAGTATGGCGAGAGGCTTCAGCATACCGAGCTGCAATGTTTAGCTTGTATTCTAATCCAATGTCAGTATCAGCGCCTGCCTTCATTGCACCATCAATCTTATTCTTTATTTCATCGTAATTACCCATTTTGAGTAATCCTACCGAATCCATAATAGCTCGTTTAATTTCTTGATTCTTACAAAATCTTAAAATCTCATCTTTTACAAATGAAAGATCATCTGACTCCATGTATCGAAAAACTTCTTTGAGTTGTTCCAATACAGCAGTTTTTAAAATGTCATTATCGATCTCCGTAATTTTAACTTTAAGTACGTCTTTTGACGGAGGAGATTTATATTCTTGAAAATGTGCTAATGTTGTTTCTAATAACCAACTATTTGCATCTGATTCAAAATAATCAGGTTGAATGATATCTGCAATTTGTTGTAAGAATGCTCGGTCGGTAAATAATGCCGCTATTGTTTTTACTTGAAAACTATAACCATACTCACTAAGGCGATCAGTCATTTTTACCTCCCTTTCGAAGTATCCATGATTCTTTTATTTTTTGTCTACGTAACATTTCTTTTTCTGGTGTTGATGCTTTGCCCGTAACTTTGGGATTATTTGTTAGAACTTTTGAAAGATTTTCGCGATGAATATCAGAAAATTTTCTGCCTTTTGCTTTTTCAGACATTTTCTTTTTTGTTTCAGATGAATGTCGATACCCATTTAATTTTCTCGTTTCTTGTTGTTTTTCAATTATTTTAGAATCTCTAGGCGGTAATTTTCTACCTCGTAAAGTGTTGCCAATTTTTTCGTTTGCTAACATCCTAATTCGTTCAAATTCGCGAGAACTTACATAATATGTTCTTTCATTATCTTTACTATTTTTCATAACTGCCATCATACGATATGCAAAAAATATCTTATCATTATTTGGATATATTTCACAAAGAAGCTTATGTATAATAAAATGTTCTCGTGCTGATAATTCAACTAAATTATTCGATTCATCAGTGCCACCTAAACACCTAGGAATAACATGATGCCGTTCATAATAGCCTTGCAACTTTCGATTACGAGCTCTATCAATTATAGCATCATGTATTCTTTGGTAATTCATTATTAAAATTATAATAAAAACAATGTTAAAATCAAATTATTTTTGTGTTTGTTTTGCGAAAGCGTTTAATGATAACCAAGTATTGTTTAACCAATCCGGTAAATTTTTCATTATTGCCCACATTTTGTCTTCATAAAAAAGACGTTGAAATTCTGCTCTATTCAATTCGGTAACAGGCTGTTCCATAATGCCTCGAATCTTGCTAGCAGTTTGTGCCGGAATATCTAGCAATTTAATATTCATTAGTTGATAATTTTGATGCAATACTCGTTCATTATCTAATATCTTTTGATATGACTTAGATTCCTTTAAACTGATTTTGCTTTTTTCTATCAACGCATCAACTGTAAACTCTTCTGGGTGTGATAATTCTGGAATTAGTTTTAAAATAGTCTTAGGGCCTATACCATTAACTCCAGGAATATTATCTGATGCATCTCCCGTAAATGATCTGTATACAACCATATTAGCTGGATGTATTCCGAACTCTTCTATTACCGCTTCGGTATCATACATTTTCTTTTTAATAGGAGACCATACTTGAATTCTGTCATCTACAAGTTGATAAAAGTCTCTATCCGTTGAAACGACGGTAATTTTTTTACATTCCGTTTCATACATTTGAGCTATGTATGCAATTGCATCGTCTGCTTCAATACCATCAATTGCCATAAATGTAACCGGCAAACAATCTAAATATGAAACTAATCTACTAAACTGATGTCGCATTGATTCTTGTTCTTCTTCAATTGATGTGTCATGATGATCGTGTCGTCGCAGTTTAGTCTTATTGGCTCGATTACCTTTATAATCTCCATAAATCTTTCTGCGGCGGGCATTACCACCTTTGCCATCAAATACAATTATCAATCTGCTTGGTTTGAAATCTCTAACAATTTTGCCTATAGAATATAAAAATCCAGTAATACCACCGATATGGTCACCGTCTTCATTATATGCAGGTGTTGCTCCGAAACTTCTGATAAAGGTGTTCAACCCGTCCACTACCATGAGATGATCATTGGGAGCAGACGGATTAGAACTCTTTTCTTGTTGTAACTGTTTAAATAATTCTTGATACTTATTCTTCATCATAAACTTCGTCAGTGATTATTACATCATCAATACCGCCGTCGATACCTGCTTGGTATTTGAAAATATAAGCATCGCAAATTCTTTGATATAACCTTTCTTTTACTTCTGCGTTAGAAATAACTTTGTCAATAAAGTTTTTAGATTGAAATTTAATTTCACCAAATGACTCTCCAGTTTCGATATCAACATCTTCCAATGTATAATGTGCTCCGGATTGTTTAACTAAATCAAACTTTTTCATTGTTTCTAACCATCCTCCATAATTGTCAATTCCAGAATCATAATAAATTTCGTAATTAACTTTTCTATGAGGAGGCCCCATTCTATTCTTAACAACTTGAACTTCTGTTTTACTTCCTACAACTTGTTCAACGCCATTAATTTTAGCTTTGATCATGCCTGTATTTTTCAAACGAAGTCTAACTGATGCGTGGAATGGAATTGCTTTTCCACCTGCAGTTGTCCATTGGTCACCAAATGATACACCCATTTTGGTACGTAACTGATTGGTAAATATGAGACAAATTCTTTCTCTAGCAATCCAATTGGTAACTTTACGCATTGCTTTTGATAGAATAATTGATTTTGATGTTGCATAACCATCTTTATCATATTCTGCAGACATTTCAATTTTAGTTGAAGCACCCATTATTGAGTCTACAATGATTGTAACTAAACGATCTTTGTCTGACTTACGGACTTGTTCAACTATAGTTTCAATTGTTTCGAATATTTCTTCAACTGTTTCTAACGGAACGTACAACATGGTTTTTAAATCAACACCAATAGCTTACAAAAATTCACTACTAGTTGCGGCTTCTGTATCAATATAAACAGCTAAGCCGCCCTTCTTTTGTGTTTCTGCTAAGGTATGTGATGCTAATAAAGATTTACCCGATGCTTCAAGTCCAGTTATCTCAGTTATTCTTCCTACCGGAAAACCTCCGTGTGGTCTATTAGATATTGCTAAATCCAATGAATCACAACCAGATGAAATCCATTCTTTTACATTGCTAGGAGAATCATCATCGCCGGCTAAAAAGAAAGCAGTTTTTAGCGATTGCCCTTTGAATTGTTTGTTGATTGATTCTGCAAGGGTGTTTGCTAAGCTGTCCTCGATTTCCAGTTTACTTTTACTTTTTGCCATTTATAACTCCTTCTTAAGAATTGAATAGATCATCAAATGCAGATGCTACATCTGTTTGTTTAGTTGCTGCTGGTTTAGCTGCTTTTGCAGGAGCCGGTGCTACCGTTTCTTCCTCATCTTCTTCAACATCAGAATCTGCATTTTCTGGATTCATCCATTCTGCTAATGCTTTTTCTAATTCTTCATAAGTTGGCTCAGGAAATAAATCAGTGATTTGAGGTTGATTCATAATCTTTTGTGCAATTTCTTTGTCTTCTGTAGCTGGTTGTGTATTAGGCTTAACACGAATTGCTGTTTTAGGATATGCGCCACCTTCTGCTGGAGTAAATTCTACGTCAATGTCACGACCATTGATTAAGTCTGTAATATCACCATAATCTGGATCTGAAATAATGCTTAACAATTCAGTATAAATTGTTTTACCGAATCCCCAAAACTTAACTCCTTCAGATTCTTTACCACGAATAATAACGGGAACATAAGTACGCATCTTAGGTTCAATTTTACGACCCATTAGCCATTCATCTTTATCGCCAGTCTTTTTTAGCTTTTCTGCAAATTCAACAATCGGATCTGCATTACCAAATGTAATTGGAGACAACATAGACTTCTTACCGATGTCATAATGAAAATACAATTCTAAAAACGGATTGTCTTTGCGATGAACGTAAGGTACTACGCGGATTCTTGTTTTTCCGGCTTCGGGTTTCCAAAGATTCTGCTTTTTGTCATCGGTTTTGTTTAATTGATTAAGTTTCGCTTTTATAGCGTCTAAGTTTAACATAATTTTTCCTTTTGTTAAATGTTAATAAAATAATTAATAATAATATAATTGATTTACCGGTTAAATCCAAATTTAATTTTGATTTTTTTATCTAGTCTAGTTTGTTTTAAACTCTCTCGTATTTTTTGTTTAGTTTCTTCTGAATGTGGTTTTCGCTTTTTTCCTAAATGAGCTAATCGTTTCTTTTCTTTTGTTTCATCAGAATCTTTAATAATACCCATTACGCCTTTATTCCATGGAATATTATTTCCATTTCGGTTTCTAGATTCCCATATTTTTGTTGTGTGTTCTTTAGACTTCTTTTTACCCATTAACGCTGTTTTTATTTTTTGCTTTGTTTCAGGAGTATGTGTCCATTTTTCTCGATTGAGTTGCGTATCTCGTATAATTTCAATTACGTCTAATCGTAAGCTTTCATATTCTCGAGCAGAAATTTTATATGTTCTTTGATTTTTTTTAGATTTATATACAACCATTGCCCAAAAAGCAAGTTGTATACCTTTTATATTAGGATAAATTTCACAAAGAAGTTTATGTGCTATGAAATGTTCTCGAGCTGTTAAGTCGACTAAATTTGATGCATCATTGTTCCCGCCTATACAACGTGGTATGATATGATGTCTTTCTTTATAACCTAGCAATGTTCTTGTTCGAGCTCGGTCAATTAATTGTGTATAAATTCGTTCATAATTCATTTAATTAGTATCCTTAGTTAATTAATTATAATTTAATTAGTTATGTCGTTAATTCAAAGTTAATTGTTAAATTTCTTTTACATATATAAATATCATCGCCAACTAATTTTCTTAAAGAAAACAAGCGGAATTATGCGATATCCGCCTTCATCGGTTAAGATAAAGGAATTTTCATACATGCTCCAATTTAACATGTATGTTTTATCTAGTACTCCATTGTTTACTACGCGAATAATTTCATTAAGTGCATTAACCGTATATAATGTATTGGTTTCTTTTTTGCGATGAATGCTTATTGTATTCTGTCCTCTTTGCGTTCCTGCATCTGCATTATAAGTACAATACAAATTATCTGCAGCATCGGCATTTGCAAATACAAAGATTCGCTGTTCTGGTATTATGTAGCTTTGTTGTACATAATCTACTACTATGTTTAAATCTGATCTATGTGCAAATGTGCAAAGTAATTGTGTTTTCACTCTTCTTCATTCCTTACGATTGTTGTTGTATAAATTCATATTTAGGATATACTGATTTTAATCCGAATACCCACATTCCTTGAGACAATCCTATAATAGCCCAATCTGCTGCATTTGTTACTAATGGAACTCCTGGATTATTTACATCATATGCAATTAATCCTAAAATTTCTTGAAAGAATCTATTTTTTGTTGAATTCAATAATTGAATCATGTAATTTGGATTACGAACTAAATTATTATGTTTTAATTTATTAAACCAAATTGCTGCATTATTTGTTTCGTTGCTAATTTGTTGTCCGATTTTAATAGAAACCTCATTAGCTTCTCCGGCGCCTTGTTGTATTTTTTCAAAATCTTCAGCCGTTATCCAGTATGACAATGTTTGACTTCCAGTTTTGATTGTTAATCTAGTATCTCGTATATCTGCATCTAAATCAGATTTCCATAAAATATCATGAATAAGTTCCCATCCTTTATGCAATTGTGACCAACCACTCTTATAACTTATTTCAGTACTAGCTACATTATCCATTAACGGAACAAACACTCTTTCTAATACTTGAATCAAATCATTTAATTGTTTCCATGAATGTGGATCTACTAAATCTTTTAATTCTTCAAATGAATCTCCCATATCTGCTAATGGTTTTACGATATCATTAAAAAAGTTTACGGTTTGTGTTAATAAATCTCCATCTATAGGCATACCAGATTTTGCGGGACGGAATGTTTTGCCTTCGGGAGCTTTACCCATTTCGCCAGATTTGGTTGGTCTAGGCAATTTGCCAATTTCTTTAACTTCCCATTCTCCCGTTGGCATTACGATATCATGAGATGCCGTTCCTCCTGGTTGTGAATCTTTTACTGCTAATAAGATTTGTATTTCACCCTTTCCCATACCCGCTGCTGATTTGCCGGTAGGTAACACATCATAAAATTTAGTAAAAGCTTTGTAACCACCTGACATATATGAGTCAATGGTATGTTGCCGATAATTTTTATCAAATTCTGCTTTTTCTTGCGGCGATAAATCTTCGTAACGATCATTGATTTGTTGTGTCAAATCGTCAGATAAATTTAACTGAGAAAATTCTACTTGTTCTGATATTATGCCTTGAGCTCGATTCACCACAACGCGAGCTTCCAATGGAGTTAATTCAGTCATTTCTAAAATAACATGATATAATAACTCATAATCTTTTGGACGCGTTGGATACCCTTTAGGTAATCTGTAACTCCATTCTGTTAGTATCGAATCTATAGTCATATGGTGATAGTATTCATTTTATCATAAATATTGCCAACTTTACATTTAACCGGGAAATTTCCTTGTTCTAATGTATTCTTGATTTGAGGCAATAATGTTTTTGCTTCTGAAAATTCAACATCAAACAAAATTGAATCGTATGTATAAAGAATCATACGAGTTTGATGTGATTTTAATATGTCTTGTACTTGTTGCAATTTTTGAACAGATACTTCTGTTTCTAAGGCTTGTAAATAGTAATTAAACAATTTGTTTGCAGTCATTGCCTTTAATGTGTCTGCAGTTAGGCGCCGTTTAAGAACAGGCGTTTCTACATAATGCTTTGATTTCCATTTCGCCCATAAATCATATATAAATGTATTTACTTGCCGAAAGAAAGGTATTGATAAAAATTCCGAATCAATTCCTCCATAAAGCAATCTAAATGTAATCTGTTTGCTTTCCGCACGTTGTTCTTCTGTTAATTCTGTAACACCAAAATAAAATTGTCCTAAATAATCATGTATTGACGATTCAGGTAATTCATAACCAATAAGTTTTGCAATAAGTCTAACATGATATGAATCAAAATCCATTTCTACCAGTGCACCATTTTCAAATCGACTACAAAATGCAGAACGGGTACCATCTTCTTTATTCATTGCTGCAAAGTTAAAACCTCGATATGCATTACTTGGCCGGCCTGTAATGGTATGATAATTATATTGCGAATAAACTAAATTGTTTTTTACTATATCCGGAAGTTTAAACTCATCATTAACATGTAGTCCTGCTGACTCAATATTAGCAAATACGCGAGGATATGTTGAATTAAACTTAACATATGAATCAGACATTTCTGCATTGACACACATCGGCCAAGCATAGTGACGAATCTTTTGACACATTTCTAAATGTTTTTGTAATGGCACAATTGCATTAACATGGGGCAATGCTGCGTGCCGTCTCCAATAAAATTGATGAGCAGAAGTTGGATAATGTGCTTCTTCATATGATTCTCCATATGTATACCACCACAAAGTCTTTACATCCCATACAGCATCTTTTCCTCCCGTTTGAAGCCACTGTTTCTTGTCATGAATAAAGATATTCTCTAATTCTAAAAACCTTGGGACAAGTTCTAGAAACCCCTTTACTTGTTCGGTATGTCGTAATGGAACAATACATTCATTCGTAGTTTCTGAATATATGTATATTGCAACTAATGGATTTTGTGTTACGTGAATAGTTGGGCTAGAAAATATAGGAACTAGTAACGTTTTAGTATTTCGGATACGATCAAGTACGGCTATTACGTCAGATTCGTGATCTAGTATCATACTATGATAATATGAAAAAAATTGCAATTATCCAAGATTTATATCACGGGGAACTACGAAATCTGTATCTGTATAGAATTCTAATGGATTTGTTAATTTTTTTGAAATACCTGTTAATGAAAATTCAGCGGCGGCAATTTGTTTTTTATTTCGCGAAATAACTCCTGGTTTGAAAACGCCATTCTGAATAGTATCTTCTATAGGTCCTGTTATATACCATTGCAATTGAACACCTTCATATAAATTTCTATCTATTTTATTTGATTGCCATTCCGTCCATGTTTGTTCTGAAACTTCTATAAATAAAGTTTCGTTAACTTTTTTCAAAAAGAATCGTGTAACTACACCATCAAATCGATTCTGTTCAGTAATTGTTAATTTATATGTTGAGACATTTTTAAAAGATGTTTTTGGCTTCTTTAATGATTTGTATGCATTTAACGTCGGATCTGGTTTTGTATATGGAATCAATTTAATTGATGTTACAGGATTCCATGAAGCACCTGAATAAGTTTCACCCGTACTATTATATGCATGATATAATCCGATGTAGTTTGAACCCAATTCAGACATTAATTCTGAACCAGATGTATACAAATTATTTGTAATTTCATCAACTGAATAATATATTTTTAATCGTCCCATACTATTCCAAACTCGGTCTCATTATGCATTTTACTTGTGTTGTCCATTCACCATTAGTGTTAACGGTATGCGTTACCGAAATCACACTAAATACTGTATTCACGCGATATCTTGTTGGTAATGCTTCAAATGTTAATACATCACCATAACGCAATCCGTTGATACCATCAATTGTAAATTCGGCAGTAAACGGAAATATCGGAGCAGTCATTAAACTACTTAATTTAATATCATCTGTTGGATATTTAATATATTTATTCAATGCATTACGTAATGCAGTTTGTTTTTCTGGATTTTTAGGAAATGCACCAAAATCTATTTTTGCAGTGTTTAAACTAACTTTGATAGTTTGATGATTTTCTTTATATCGTTTCAATGTAGAATTAATTTCCGCTGCATTATTTTGTTGATACATGAAATTCAAATAAGGTGCAATTTCATCTTCGAATCCATCTTTATCTGCACCATTTAATGTATATGCTAAATTTTTTGCATTTTCTGGTAATTGTGCAGATAATGTAAAATCTCGTACTAAAGTTCCTTTTGGATTGTTTGCAAACATCGGTACTTTATATGGCACTACAGCTTTATTTTTTTCATTATCCGTTCTCTTAACATATTTACTATCTGCAAATAGCAATGTAGTTTGATAACGATTATCAGGTTCAGTTATCAATGACATTAATATTGCACCGCCAGTTGCTGCCGATATTTTGGCTGATATTGCAGTTAAAAATGATTTAACTGTAAATGCCGATTTACCACCAGATGCAATACCACCGGTGCCATCTTTACCCATGATTATTTCTTTAATAGTTTCTAGATTAATAAAAATTCTAGAAGGGAAAAATACAGTATCTTTTGATCTGAATACATCCGTATTGTATACTTGTTCATAGTTTGCAAAACATCCTTTCCATTCTTGCATATTGTTAATTTGCGTAGTATCAAAAAATGTTTTTGAACCGTAATTATTATGTTTTCCGGTTGGGTCTAAAAATAATATCTCCCATGGATTTGCAGAAACCATTTCTGAATAATATGTACTATAGCATTTAGCATCACTACATAATATCTTTGCAGTACTAGCTGTATTACTTAGTTTAATTTTAATAATATAATTATTTAAAAATTCAATTAGAGCACCTAATGTTATGTAACGATAGTAATTAGTTGCAATTGGAGATACTGTAGCATTTAATGCATCATAAAATGCTTGATTATATGGTTCTCCAACTAAATAAAATTGATCTGTTGCATCCGGTTTTGTTTTTGTTAAAATCGAAGGTAATCCTCCAAATACTAAAAGTGGCGGAATTGGGTATGCTGCATCTAGAGCATCATAAAAGGCTGATGTTGTTTGACTACTTTCGGTTGCTAATAATCTATCAACAGTATTTTGTGCTAAATTAAGTTCTTGTGCGCGTTTCTTTAAAGCATCTGCCGTTAAATTACGCAAACTATCTGCATCTGGTTTTGTAATTACAGATGCATTAATTAATTCATCTATTATAGTATTACGAGCAGTTACATCAATTTTTGGATCTAATACCGGATTAACTGGTGCTGTTGGTTTTGATTCCTTTTCCTTTGCCGTTTCGTTGGCATTTGCTGGAGTTGGCATAAACATAGAAATATCTGTATATATATTACTAGTTCCAGTTAATGATATAGATGCTTCAATAGTACCATCTTTAGTATATGAAAAATTAAATGATGTAATTACACCTTCAAACATTACATGATTCATTTTTCTTAACTTGGTTTCAAAATCTTCTAATGATTTATTATCTTTCGTTAAATATGGATAAAATTCTTTTAATTTTTCACGATTAGGAATCGTTTCATCATCAAGTAATCCTTTAGCGTTCGGATACATTTTATTATCATTGCTAGTAATAACTGCAGAATCGGGATGCATTATTGTTATTCGAGCATAACGTCCGGGACGAAACCATACTGTTTCAATTTGATCTAAGTCACGTAATGGATTTGGTATTATGATATTAACAACGGCTTTATTTAAAAGTCCCATTGAATGATCACCAATTGTTATAGTTGTTGTTGCGATAAACGGTCCAGTTCTGTATGATGCATCTGTAATTTTATCGGTTCTAGAAACATAAGAACTAGATGATGCATTATATTCTATAGATTTTTGTTCATATGGTGTTTCATTTAAGTACCCTGCAGGGCCACTAGGTAAATATCGACCTTCTCTGACATTGAATCCGCCTAATGTTTGAATAATCGGTGTTTGAGCATTTTCTCCTGCAAATGCAGAAATTTCTACGTTTGCAATTTTACCTACCATGAAATCTAAATCTCGTTCCGATCGATTTTTAGTACCAGCAGCTGCTCGAGCATCTAGTTCTAACTGTAACTGTTGGTCAACTTCACTATAAAATATATTCATCGTTCTGTGTTTATTGTTCGTATATAATCTTCAAGGCCTTGTTTGGACGGAATACGTAGTCTGGTATTAGTTGGAACTAATATACTTCCTTTACCTAATCCGTTGCATGATGCTAAAACCCACCAATATGATTCATCACCATATGCACTATATGCTAATTTATCTAATCGTTCTATAGATGTTGTTAATATAAAAGTATCTGAATCAGATAATGGTATTACGGGCAAAATTATTGATTGTATTTTGCGATGTCCTTTATTATCTTTTACAATTTCTGCTGCGGCATATCTATTCATAATATATTACTTTCATTAGGTTGGTATTGAATCGGGAAGAAAGCCTGCAGGGTTATTAAACCCACGTCGTGGTACTAAATCTGTTTGTACAATCGAATTCGACCCGCCGGCGCTTGGTGTGTTTATTGACGCTTCGTCATTAATGGTTGCTGAAAATTTATCATTTTTCTTATTATTTTGTTCTAGTTCCGATTTATCTTCTCGTCTAGGTGCTGTATTTTTAGCATCACTTAACCAATTATTGTTTCCTTCTCTAGGAATATCATTAGAATCAAATGATTTAGCCAACGTATACATTCTTCCACCTTTTTGTGGTAAAGAATCTCCAATCATATAGAATTGCAATGTTACTTTTACACCATGCGGTACTTGCATCATTTGCGGATCTTTTTCAATATTAATTTCCATCGGCGTTTCGCTGTCAACCAATGAATATCCAACTGATGAAAGTAATACAGGTTGTTGTACAAACAAGTCACCTAATGTAAATCGCATCCATGGCGCTGTTAAACCCAATTGACTGCCATCATAAATTGGAGCAGTATATGAAGCCAAATAGTTCAATTTTCTCCAAATTGGTTTTAATTCATCTCGATCTGTTGCATATACTGTAAATGATACGCTTACGTCTCTAGAAAATCCACCATATTGATAATTTGGATCTGCACGGCCGATCATATTTACTGCGGTATATGATGCTTGAAATGAATCATCTACTGTTAAGTTGCATGCTCGAAATGCAAATATATCATCTTCAACTGTTCGTTCTGTTAATTTACTAGGAGCTAATTTTGGTCCTGTTAATAAAAATTTAATGAAATCTTGAGTAACACCTGATTTATTTAACAGACTACCTAACCACGTAGCTTCATTAAAATAAGCAGGTTTCCATAAATATGCTTCCGCATATGATCGTTGACTAAAATCGATAACAGATACACGATCGCCACGAAATGGGATTGCTAATTCTAAAGGATTTGAAGTTGGAATCCATCGGCCCGGTCTCTTAGCTTCAATTTCTATTTTTAAATTAAAAATAGAAGAATATACATATTGTGCATCTTTAGTACGAACCCAGTTTGTAGTAACATGACTACTTAAAGTAAAATCATTGCGTATTGCATATGGATTATCGTGATCTCCCCAACCATATCCAAATGTTCCTATACCATCTCTATTAAATGTACTATATGCACCTATGGTAGCTGATAATCCAGCATATATCATTGCTGTTGGACTTAAACGCGTTGCTGCAGCAGTGCCATCTAATCTTTTAGATAATACTGTTGCAAAATTACCCGTAAATGCACCTTTTCTCAATCTAAAGTCTTGATATTTTATGCCAGGTATATCATTGAGTTGATTGATAGGCGATGTTGCATATTCTCTATATACTGAATTTTTATTTGCTATATCTAATATACCATTTGGTATTTGTGCTAATTGCGGTACTCCAAGGAAACTTGCAGCACTTAATGCAGCGACAGCTAATGTTCTTCTTCCGGCGTCTTCAATTTGAATATTAGTATTTTGTACATTCATTGAATATGTTGGCATATCTCCGAAACCGCCTCTACCGATACTTTTTTTACCGCGCGTTGGATTTTCTCGTGTTAAATTAACGTTAGGTAATATATCATATGGAGCTCTAAACTGCGAGCTGGCTGATATAGTTGGATTGGTTGAAATAATTCGCATTTGTATACTCCTTAACTGCTATATCTGCCTTGATTCATACCACCGCCGGTGAATGTAGGATCTATTTTTACTTCTAATTTAACACCTGATTGAAATGCTGCTACAATTGCATTAGCTAATGCTGTTGGATCTGTGCCTGCTGAACCTGCAAGTGTTGGTTCTGTGCCTGCTGCAGCTGCAGGTGATATAGATATTTTATCATTAGGTATAATATTGCCAGCAGTATTTGGAACAAATAATTCCGGACCTACTTCTCCTACCACATATGGAGTCGATGCTGCTACTGGGCCACCCATGGCTTTTTCTTCAATGACACCGCCAACTTCTTTTATAGAGTCTCCAGCAATTATTGCGCTACCTTTTTTCGCACCTTCAGCCATCACGCCTTTCCACCCACCTTCGGCAAATGCTTTTCCTAAATCCTCTGCAACACCTTTAAGAACAAGTCCAACTTTGACAGCCATTTCTAAACCGCCCACAAATGTAGCCATGGTTGGTCCACCTAATTTTGATATTTGAGCTAAGTTTTCAGATGCTCCTATTATTTCTGTTGATAATTGTGTTATAGCACCTGCTTGATCTGGAATATTCACTCGTATGCCGTCTGTTATTAGTTTTCGTTCAATGGATTGTAATATAGTTTCCGTAGATCTAGTGTCTTGTGATTCAGCTAATTCTTTCAGTTGTTCTTCTGTTGCCCCCATTGCTTTAGCAGCATCAAATAACTGTTGACCAGTTTCTTCAAATAATGCATCACCCCCCGGTAACTCTTCTAAAATAGATTTTTTTTGTAATGCACGGGAAAGTGCAGCTTCATCCATTCCTAACAATTCAGACATTTGTTGACGGGCAAACAAGTTATTTTTTAACGTTTCTCCTTCTTGTTCTAAGATTTTATTCATTAAATCAGCTTGTTTAGATGAATTTCCTTGAATTGTTGCTACTCGATATTCATTAGTTAAACTTTTACCTTGTTGATCGATTAATCGTCGACCACTTAATAATTGATATTCTAATTCTTGACCAATTGATGATTCTATATTTAATAAATTTTTACCCGTTGCTGCTAATTTTTCTATAGATAATCCTAATTTTTTAGACTTAATTGTTGCTACTTCTAAAGTACCTGGTATTCTAGAATATTGTATTTGTAAATCTGCAGATAAGTCAGCAACGTCAGCTGTTATTTCTTTAAATAAACCAGATTCGCCTGTTATGGTTTCTAATTCTTTAGCAATTGCATTTGTGGTCATTAAATATTCTGCTCCAGAAGAATTTGCTCCTCGGGCAAACAATTCAAAGTTATTAGCTTGTTCACCAGATAATTGTAATGAATCTGTAATAATTTCTTGAGTTCGTAATAAATTTTTAGAAAAACTGTTATCTTTTAACTGATAGTTGCCGATAACTGTCTTTAAATTTATAGCATACTTTCGAAGTTCATCTCCGCCTTTTTTAAAACCTGCTGACAAATTATCTAAATTTTGTCCGTATATTGCTGATTGTTTAACTGATAAACCGAATGTTTTATTTAATGCTTCATTTCGTTTTTCAAGCCAAAGTTGTTGTTTAGCTAAGTCTGTATAAGCTCTAAATAAATTTTGTGAAATAATTATTAAACGTTCAGCACCGGTTACTTGTAATGATGTTGCACTAGTTAGTTGCAATGTTGCATCTTTTACTCCAGTTAACGCACCTTTAAAGGCATCCCATGCGGATAAATCATCATCGGATGGTGGAGGCGGATTTGCACCATGTCTAAATTGTTGCTTTAAACGGTGTATGTCTATTAGATTAATCATATACGTATAAATATTTACGTTTTAGGTTTTGTAGGATATTGAGGAGGTTTTGCAACTTTATCTTGTTTCTTAGGTTTTTCTATAGGTTTCGTCTCCGGTGGTGTTAATTTATCATTTAATTTTTGAATCCAGAACGTACGTAAAAAAATAGGCATATTATAAACCGTATTCCAGTCCCATCGACCTGCGCCCCACCATATTAAATCGAAAATCATTTCATGTATTGCTAAACGATCTTTAGGTTCAAGTCCAAAAAAGGTCCGATCCAAATTGAAACCCAGCGGTGAAGGTGCCTCCATCCTCACCTTCAAATTCATACGTAGTATCTAATTTAGGTGTATGATCTCCTACATATCTTCTAAATCGTTTTGATTGTTCTGATAAAAATTGATATCTAGTAAATGTTTTGATAGATTCTGAATTACGATCGCCGTTTACTTCACGTATAATACCATTAAGTAAATCTGATATTGCATGTTCGTCTGATAAATTATTTAAAATTCTAGCCGTAGGTATTATAAATTTAAGTTTTACGGTATCTTTTACTTCATACTCAAATTCGCCATTTTCATCTGCAATTAATGTAAATTCTGCAGATCCTATTTTATGTAAATCAATCGTACGAGTTAATTCTTTTTTTGTTTTAGGATCTTTAACTACAACGGGATATTCTGGGCCATATGCTAATATTCTTGCAGACAAAATTAATTTTTCTTTATCAGCAACAATCAGATCATTTACATCAAACTGAGTAATAAGAAGTGATTCAATCAATCTATCAATAACAACGCCTTGTTTAATATATGAAGAATTAGTTAATATGTCTTCATCATATGCCGTAGGATATCGCATTTCTACAACGCCATTGCTTAATGGATGTGTAGCTGCATATGTTTTTCCTTTACTAGGCAATTCAATTACAATTGATGGTAATTGAGAACGTTGTTGTGCTTCAAATTGTTCTCTTGCTAAATTAATAAGATTTTGTGGCGAATTAATTCGGTCTGTTGTTCTACTCATTTGTTTTCCTTATAACTTTAATATAAATATGTATGAACATAAAAAATGGGGGCAAACACCCCCATAAATAAATGCTTTTTAGAAATTTAAGAATGCCCAATCATATCGCAATGTTAATGAAATTTCAACAGCCGTATCACCTGACCCCCAATCTAAGCTTCCAAATCCTGCTTCAGTAATAAAAGCACCATGCAAGATCCATTCTTCAATAACTTCACCTAATGGAGAAAGTTGCTGCAAACGTATTTCTTTTTTATAGAATGATGAATAACCATCTCGACCCGTTGCAGATTCATGATGTAAACGAACCCAATCCATTACTGCCTGTGCTCCCGATGGAACAATTGGATCATATAATGTTACAGTAATACTATTCCATTCTGATTTACCTTTTACGTATCTTTTAACGTTGATATGATCTAATGCCATTTCTCCGTTTGAAATAGTAGGTTTATCTGTAGTTTTAATTAAATAAGCCGGAATTCCGTTAATTTGCATGATAAAATGATTCTGGTGCTTTGGTTCCCAACTATATGCGTTAGCCCAAAATACACTTTCGCCACCTAAATCTTCCAAATTTGGATTAACTTGATCTTGCAATGCCATTTTGTATCCTCAATATATTTTTATAATAAATATGGATAACAGTAAAAAAGGTAGAACCGAAGTCCTACCTTTACTTGAAACTTTTTTATCTATTCCGGAAAAGATGCTCCCGTTGGTTGAATATTGAAATCTAAAATAATAAATTCAGCCGTTCTTGTTGGTTGCAAAAATAATTGTCCATATAAAATGTTTTGATCAATTAAATCTGCCGTATTATTTGTTCCATCCATTACAACTCGGAATGCATATAAACCTTGTTCTGCACGTACTTGTTCTAGATATGGATTAACAATTGCTAAGAATCTATTGCGCGTTGCATTTGTATTTTGCTCAAATACTAAATATCTAGTTGAAGATGCAATAAATTTCTTAACCGTAATTAGTAAACGACGCACATTTACTCGGTCTAATGCACTTGGACGAGCTTGTAGTGTCTTTTGACCCCAAATTACTACTCCTTCGTTAGGGAAGTTCGCAATAGGATTTACTCGGTTTTCATACAATGTATCTCTACGTGCTTGTGATAGGTTTTGATATGTATCAGAAACAGATGTTAAACCACCACGTGTCAAACCTGCTGGAGCATACCATGGAGCTGCAATTCTATCATTGAATGCTAATGCACCCGGAACTACTACTGAAGGTGGTACCCATAATGGAACATTGTTTGAAGGATTTACAATTCTTACCCATGGCCAATATGCTGCTGTGTAATTGCTATCAATCGTAGTTACTTGTGATGTTACTGTGGTATCAGAATCGCCAATTTCATTTGAATCCATTACATAAAAAGTGTCTTGACGCGTTTCAGCCATTGTACGTACTTCTGATGTAACCGCTGAATGTAAACTGTCTAATAATCCAGGCGTTAATATCATGTTGATATCATAATAATCTGTATTGCTTAATAAAGTCAATGCTTTTCTATAAGCTACAGTACCTGTAGTATTAGTTCCGCTACAATCAAATCCGAATGTATTTTCATCCGTAATATTTGCACCGCTAAATTTAGGTAAATTTGGACGAGTTCCATCAAACCCACCTTGGAATGGAACAATAAACTTTCTTGTATCGATTAATATGTTTGTTGTAAATGAACCACTAACTAATGCAGCTTCCAATGATCCTGAATATGGAGCAGATGCTGGAAATAATGCAGCTGCATTTTGCGTCATGTTACCTAAATAGAAATCTGTATTGCTACCTGTAACAGAACCCGATGTTGGAATTGGTGCTAAATATGTAAGATTTGAAGTATTTGTAAAGTCAAATCCATAATGTACATTTTTATTATATGCACCCGTATTTGCAACTTGCGATGTTTTATACGTTGCTGCATAAAAATTAATGCTTCCTGAAACCATTGGTGCTGGAGATGTTAATGCACGGAAACCAAATGGTATCAAAGTGTTATCATTTGTTCTATTAGCTACGGCACTATCAACTTCAACGCGAATAAATTTAGATTGGTTTGGATAATCTCCATTTACAATCAATTCATTTGATGAATTAACGGTTTGATATCTATCTCCAATTACTCTAGCAATATATCTGCTTGAATTTGGATCTAAATTAACATTATTAAATGTTTCTACGATGTCTTGATCAAAATCCGTATCATTTGATGAATATGGTGAGTTAGGAATACTAGTTGTATTTACGCGTCTAACTACAACTGAAAATGTTCCGTATCCGTTTGGATCAGAAACTTCTGTTGATGATTTAATATTTGTAATTGCAACTTTGGTTTCGTAATTAACAGTGGTACCATGAGATAATGTATGAAACTTAAACAAGTTTTTAACAGCACTTCCAATTTTTTGAGATGTAATCCATGGTGTTGCGGCTGTTGAATAATCTTGTAAAAACTCATAATTTAATATTTTTTCAAGAGAAATTGTAACATCTGCTAAATTCGCAAACAATGATGTTGCTGTTTTGTTTTCGTATTGTACGTATACTGGATAATCCAATGATTTTGGATTCTTACCAAATATTTTTGCAACGTAGTTATTAGCTGTTGGATTGATTGATGCTGAAACTGATGCGCCATTTCCTGCGATAAATGATGGTGTTACGCCATTTATTAATTGTGTTGCAAATGATCCAGATACTTTGATTTCAAAACTACCGGACTGAAAATTGTTGATTACAGATGATTGAAATACATTATTACCCGCACCATTTGTTGATACGCCAACCGTTGGATGTAATAAGTGCGTAATTACTTCTACTGCAGTTGCACCTGATCCAGATTTTGCAACGATTGCTAATGCTCCATTAGCTAATGAATAACCATCTTCATACAAAAGACGTGTTACTGTGATTGAACCACCATTTCTTAAATATTCAGCAACCGTAAATGGTACATATGATTCATCTGTATATGAACCAAATATGCTTTGAAATTCTGAAAATGATTGAATGCGTGTCGGAATTAATGCAGGTCCTTTTACTGTTGAACCTATAATTGCCGCACCAATTTGAGAAACTGCTCCGGGTAAAAACGATTGATCTACTTCATTCGTAAATACTCCAGGAGAAACTATTCTTTCTGCCATTATGATACTCCTATGATTTTTTTATAATAAATATGCCGTTATTGTGTCAAACCGCTATCAGGAGTAAAGGTTCCTTGAGCTATGTTAATTTGTCCTTCTCCATATCGTTCTCGCATTTTGTCAATTAATGCAGATTCTTCTGATCTTAATTTTTCAAATTCTTCCAGATATTTTGCTTGTTCAGCATCCAATTGTGTGAGTTGTTGTTTAATGGCATAAGTTTCAATTGCAATGTTTCCGAGGACATTTGCATTACGAGCAAATGCTTCTTGTAGAGATTGAATTTCGTCTAAATGTTCCTTGTCCAGTTTACGAGTCATAACTAGTTATCCTTTTTGTTTTATTATAAGGAAAATATTTTTATAATCAAACCGTATATGGCTGTTCATCATACCAATTCCACCCATCTACAGGATAATCGTATGTATCTTTAAATTCTCTTAATAATGTATATGTTGGTGCATATACTGCGTTGGGAGCATAAAACCATTGCTCCTCATCATACTTGTAAAATCCACTTGTATCTTCCATAATTTATAATGTTACTGTCCAGTTTTTAGATGTTGCAATTAATATATCTGCGGCAGTTAAATCTGCTGCTCCGGGGTTCCTTGTTATGGTTATTGTTTGTGTTGTTGCAGGTGTTCCTAAATCATTAAATATTTGAACCAATGCATCTCTTTCCATAGCACAATCAGTAAAATTTACATTAACTCTTAATCCAGGAACCCTTAAATTTTGTAATAAAAAACAATTTTGAAACGCATTTAATGTTGTGGTTACATTAGCTAAACTTGTAAATGTTGCTTCCCTTAAAGAATAACAAAAACTAAACATATTAAGTATAGAAGTTGCTGACGTTGATGTAATTGTTCCTACTTTAATAAGATTAGGACAACTACTAAATATTGCTTGAAAATTTGCTGTATTAGGAGCACTAAAATTACCAACCTGTCTTAAATTAGAATTTGATTGAAAAATTCCTGTTATTGCTGCTGCATTTGGAAAACTAATATTTCCAAATTTTATTATAAGGCTTGAAGCAAATAAAGAACTTACTGATATTGCCCCTGATATAGTCATATCGCCATATTCATAAGCACCTAAAGCGCCGAATACATTCTGTGCTTGGATAGGGGTTCCAAGATTTACTGGTAATTGAAAT